GAGCTACATCAACAAGCTGAACCAAGAGCTAAAGAATCTGTCTGGTGATTCCGATACGGGTGGTGTGAAGCAGTCAGAAGCGGATTTGGTTGAGATTCAAAAGAGTCTCAAGGTCCATGAAGAAAACAACCGTGAGTTGGTAGACCGCAAATACTACTTTGACATTTCCGCGATGCTGTTGAAAGACACGGGTATCAAAACCAAGATCATCAAACAGTATCTCCCAATCATCAACAAACTGGTAAACCACTACCTGTCTGAGTTGGATTTCTTTGTGAACTTCAACCTTGATGAGAGTTTCTCCGAGACGATCAAGAGCCGCCACCGCGACATCTTTTCCTATGCATCGTTCTCCGAAGGACAAAAGAAGAGAATCGACCTCTCACTACTCTTTACCTGGCGTGACATTGCTCGTCTGAAGAACAGTGCCAACACCAATATCCTGATTTTGGATGAGGTTTTCGACAGTGCGATGGATTCACAAGGTATTGAGGACTTCATGAAGTTGGTCAATAACCTCGGTGATTCCGTCAATGTTTTTGTTATCAGCCCCAAGGGTGATACGCTGTATGATAAGTTTTCCAATGTGATACGATTCAAGATGGTCGGGAATTTTTCCAAAATAGAAGATAGTTGATGGCTGATTGTATAGTTTCTATGTTTTCTCGGAAAAGACCTATGCCGTGGTTACATTGTTGGCATAGCACGCCTCGGATTTGTTTGGTTTTGTGGTTGTGGTCAAGATTTGGTTTTTCGAGTTCTACTTGACATATGGCACATCTATTATTTTGGTTTTTGAGAATGGTTTCAAAATCTTCATATAAAATGTCGATCCCGCGAAATCTCCAGTTTCTTTGCCATTGTAGTTTTCTGTGTCTATCGGGATTTTTTTGGACGTACTTTTGGTGTATGTCTCGTACAACTTCGGTTGTAAACTTTTCGGGGTGTTTTTCCCGGTATTCCTTGTTGTATTGTGTGAGTTTTGGACGATTGAGTTTTTTCCATTCTTTCATGTAGTTTGGATCCGATCGTGGTGGTAAAGTTGGATGTTTGTATGGGTTACCCTTCATAAGAGTATTTAGTAAAAGGTAACTTTAGGAGTAACGAATATGTGTGTTGAGAAGATGACGACCTGGGACAAGTACTTTTTTGATATTGTGGATGTTGTGAGAACCAAGAGCAAGGACCCCGATACTCAAGTGGGATGTGTGATTGTCGGTCCTGCCCACGAAATCCGGACGACAGGATACAATGGATTTCCGCGGGGTGTCGATGACACAGGTGGTAGATGGCAGAGACCAACAAAGTATTTCTGGGTTGAACATGCCGAGAGGAACGCGGTGTATAATGCTGCCCGTTGTGGGGTTTCTCTTGAAGGATGTACCGCGTATATCCAGATTGCTCCGTGTGTTGATTGTGCGAGAGCGTTGATTCAGTCTGGAGTCCATGTTGTCAAGGTACCATTTGAGAATGTGAAATCGCGCATGGATGAACTTCAAGCACGGTTACCTACGGACAAGTTTGATGCATGGGTTGACGATATGCAAAAGATCGGATCCATGTTTGCTGAAGCAGATGTTAGATACAGTTTGATGGGAGAGTACGAGTACAATGGCTGAATATTACAATAAGACAGTGATGCCTGAGAAGAAAGAGGAAATGCCCACTGGAGCACACCGCGGTGATGCTACCGGTAAGGGTAAGTATGTATTGATTAGCCCTATTGGTATGCGTAGGCTCGCGGGTGTATATGAGCGCGGAGCAGATGCTTACGGGGCAAATAACTGGAAGAAGGGTATGAAGATCAGCAGATTGCTGGATTCTGCGATACGTCATTGTTACCAGTATGCTGGTGGCGACCGTAGTGAAGATCATTTGGCACAGGCTGCATGGAATCTCTTTGGTGCAATGCACTTTGAGGAGACACGCCAAGATATGAACGATATGCCCGAAAAGGAAGATGGCGGTGGTCCTCTGGCAGAGGAAGATGAGGATTGGTGGGCTAACGACCCTCGGTCTTGCGAGCCCTGTGAGCGTACAGCCACCTGTGGGTGTTCCACATTTGGTCTGGAGTGTGATTGTTGCGCTGGCGCACCCGATACTGTCAAAGATGCTATGCGGGAAGTCGAAACGCTAATCAAGCGGTTCCCTAAGAAGCAGAACAAAACCAAGAAGAAGTGATTGACTTCACACGCATAACGTGATATACTAATAACATGGCGAAACCTTACTTCTACGAAACGAACTTCCATGTCCTAAATCATCCCGATGTCAATACGACCTTTGAGGTCCTATTGAAGATGACAGAAGAGGAGTTCCTTGCATGGGTCGAAAAGACCCGCGAGGTCATCCTCCAAAGTTGGGATTTGTATGATTGCCCATTGAAGTCCGGATTGTGTGAAGATGAGATTGTCAAGCAGTTCCGTGAATTGGTAGATCGCAAAGAGATGAACGCCAGCCGTGAAGAAATCCTATCTTCAGGGCGTTCCAAAAACGATCCTAGCCGTCATAAGATTGCCAAGAGAGCATTCGAGACGGTCGACCTTGAGGATCCTACTGGCCAGACGATGGTCGTACAAAACATCCAAAGAGATGGTACGGCCATCGACCAGTTTTTCCCGACTATGATGAAAACCCGCATAAACTACGGGAATTCCGACAAGGGATACAGCGTGTACGACCTATTCGCTGACAAAACCAAGTTCAAGAAACTTGTGACGATCAGCCGCAAATGCCTGAAGCGTGATTCGTTCTATTACTTCAGCCAGACCGTTCCCGTTGAGCCTGGGTTAGATGTGCTTCAGTGGCTCAAGAAATACCGAGACCTGGGTATGGACTCATCCCGCGGGTTGTGGATCGACGGCAAGAAAGACAAGACCGCGGGTAAGAATTCCGGGTACAGCCAAGTAGACACTGATAAACAGTATTGGATGACGCGGACCCAGCTAGAGGCAGCGATTGCAGAAGGTTCGGTCACTCGGCAGATGACAACAAATCTCAAGATGCCTCTGTCCGATGACTACCGTTATTACGTTCGCATGTATGCGTATGGGAAGAAACTTTTCCCACATGCATTCAAAGCCTTCCGCATCGGTGATATCCAGATCGCAGTCAATTTCCCACCGATGACCGCGAAGTACCTGTACCAGAAGTACACAAAGCACATCGAGGGTCAAGATGTCATCACAGTCTACGACCCGTCAAGTGGTTGGGGTGGTCGTATTCTGGGAGCTATGGCGTACAGCCGCGACGGTGTGACTCTACACTATGTTGGTAATGACCCAAACACAGATAACTTTGTACCTGAAGTTGACAAGACGCGCTACCAGATTGTAGCTGAGTTCTTCAATGAGAAGTTCCATGGTAGCAGTCTATGGGGTAATCCAAATACCTTTGAGATTTTCCAGCAGGGGTCAGAGACGATTGGGGACAACCCGGACTTTCAGAAGTACCGCGGGAAGCTGGATTTTGTGTTCACTTCACCACCGTACTTTGCGAAAGAAGCCTACAGTGAAGATCCAACCCAGAGCTACAAAGCCTATTCCACATATGACGTATGGCGCGATCAGTTCCTACGTCCGACTCTGACTACCGCAGTTGAGTACTTGAAGGAAGACCGCTATCTTGCCTGGAACATCGCGGATGTTCAGTTTGCCGGCAAGTGGTTGCCTCTTGAGCAGGACTCCATTGATATCCTGAAGTCTCTGGGTATGGTGAATATCCAACGACACAAGATGGCTTTGATGAACATGCCCGGACAGAACCGCATCGGAGAAGATGGTAAGCCCACTTCTGGATCCTTTGCTCGAATCAAGAGGCATGATGAAACGAAAACCGAGTGGATCAAGACGGAACCGCTCATCGTGGCATATAAGCCGAGGAAAACATCCAAATGATAATAAAGAAGTATCTGTGCCCGCACTGTGCGCGGGAGCATGGGGAAGACGACCTAGGGTCGTGGTTTACAGAGATCGACCTGCCTTTACATTTGAATCTCGTACATGACCATAGAGTACGGGATATGAAGGATATCTTGAAAGATTGGTCATGTTTGGGTATGGTGACTGTCAAGGAAGAAAACACCGATTCCGTGCGCGTCCTTTAGAATCAACAACTTACAAGATTAAGAAAGTTTAATGCCAAAAGCCTTGCATTCTAGGGCACCTCTTGCTATACTAGTAGAGTAATGAATCAGTCGAAAGCAGCCAGCCACAAGTCCCAGGACGTCCTGGCCAAGGTTCTCGCAACCGAGAATCTGACCGTGGTCCACTCGCCTGGTGCGAAAACCGCATCGTTCCACACTGGTACCCGCGTACTAGTACTTCCGATCTATGACGGGAACATGTCCAAAGAAGCCTCCAACATGTTCATTGGACATGAAGTTGGCCACGCTCTGAAGTCGCCCGGCGTCCCTCAGATCAAAGCAGCGATCACCGCGATTGACCCCAACCCCAAAGCCGACCCGATTGTGATGGGTTACTTGAATGTGGTTGAGGATGCGCGGATCGAACGCTACATTAAGAACCGCTATCCTGGTCTGATTGAGGATTTTAAGCAGGGCTACAAAGACCTCATCGCCCGCGATTTCTTCCGCATCAAAGGTGTGGATCTCAACACCCTCCCGCTGATTGACCGCATCAACCTTTTCTTCAAAGCTGGATCCCAGTTGAACGGCATCCACTTCACCGACAAGGAACAGGATCTCGTGACCTTGGTCCAGAACGCAAAGACCTGGTCCGAAGTGGTTGACGCCACCGATGCCCTGTACAAGTTTGCCAAGGAGCAGTCCCAGACCAATCAGGACGATATGGACACCTCCCAGTCGTCCGAGAAGGGAGACGGGGAAGAGGGTGACGGCGACGGTTCTTCCGGTGAAGGCGACGAGGATTCCGAATCTTCCGCCAACGGGGAAGAGGGTGACGAGGACGCCGACGGAAACGATACTGGCACGACCAGCAAAGATTCCAAGGGGTCTTCCAAGTCCAAAAACAAAGGCGACTCCGGTAAAGATGGAGAAGCCGACGGCGAGGGCAGCGGCTCTGGTAAGGGCAAGTCCAAAGACGGCAAGGGTAAGAAGCCGTCCAAGTCTACCACAAAGCAGGCTGGTGCGGATGTCAATGCCGCCGGCGCCGCTCCGGGTTGCACGACCCAGGCAGCCTTCGATTCCAACTTGGTGAAGTGTGTGGATGTCAATGCTGCCGAACTGGAGTATCTGAACTTCCCGACCCTCAACCTCAAGAATATCATCGTTCCTGCGGCGACCGTCCGCGCATGGTTCCGCACCGCTTACGGCATCACGCCGAAGTGTGGCGCGGCCGCTGCCGATGCGTTCGATACGTTCCGCAAAGCCAACCAGGAAAAGATCAACTACCTTGTCCAGGAGTTCAACCTCCGCAAGGCCGCCGCCGAGCGCCAGCGGGAAGTGACTTCCCGGACAGGTATGATCGATTGCTCCCGCATTTACTCCTACAAGTTTGCGGACGATATCTTCAAAGCCAATGTGACCAAGATGGTTGGCAAAAACCATGCTCTGGTTTACTTCATTGATTTCTCTGGCTCCATGTCGGGGAACATCGGACCGACGGTCGAGCAGTTGCTTTGCCTCGCTCTCTTCTGCCGCCAGACCAACATTCCGCTGGAAGTTTACTCCTTCGGACATGCTTATAAGATGCCTGCCAAAGCATCCGCTCACCCCTACAAAGTCGGTGACGTTATGTTCCAGGACGGGTTCTCCTTGCTCCAGTTGTTCGCTTCTGGCATGACCAACGCGGAGTTCCGCTCTTCCTGCATCAACCTGATGGCTGTTGGGCTCGCATATGCCAACTATCCTTCTGGGCAGGGAATCCCCGACCAGCTGAACCTGGGTGGTTGGACTCCTCTTGCCGAAACGGCGATGACCGCGCCGCAGATTGTGGACGCCATGCGTACCAAGTTTGCCGCTCAGTTCACCCACATTGTTTTCCTGACCGACGGTCAGGGATATGGGATCCACCGGAAGATGACTGAATCGGGTTGGGATTCCATCGATACTTATAGCCGCCCGGTGATCTTCCGCGACCCGGTGACCAAGCGGGAATTCCACATGAAGGACTTTGAAGGTGACTCCGTTGCCTGCGCCATCGCGTATGCTCGGTACCGCACCAACTCCAACGTGATTGGATTCTACTGCACCGGAACCGATGCAAAGAACACCGTCGGTATGGTGTCTGGCTCCATGAAGGGTAAGACCGACAAGGAGCTCCGCGCTGAAATGGAAAAGAACAATTTCATCGTTTCCAAGTCTCGCGGCTACACCGCCTATTACTACATCCCTGGCGGAAGTGACCTGAGCATTTCCAAAAAGGATAAGAGCGCGACCTACAAGGGTATGCTCTCCAGCGCCGACATCCAGAAAGTGATGTCCCAGAAGGCAGCGAACCGCAAGCGGTCGCGTGTCCTGCTTACCAACTTCATTGATCTCATTCAGCAGACCTTATAGGATGTTGAAAACAAACGGAAGATATTTGAGGATAAACCTTGACAACCTACTCCAGAAGTGATACACTGGAAGAGTAGTACAGACTACAGGAGATTTAGAGTTATGATTTTGACTAAGAAGAGGGTTGCGACCGTTGAGGCGCTGAGCCAGAGGTTTGGTGATGCTACCACGATCACCCGCGCCCAGATTTTGATTGCGTTGGATGAGAAGTTGATTCCGGCGTGGCCGTACTGGCTGACGGATGACCTCACACTCAAGGTGTCCCGCGGCGTCTGGAATCTGCCGTCGCCGGATGAGTTCACGGTAGCGGAGAAGGGGATGAAGGCGACCAAGCCTTCCACGTATCGAGCAATGAAGGCTGCCGGTTTGGAACCGCCCGTGTTCATCACTCCGAAGCCTGAACGGACCCCGAAGCCGAAGGCGGAAAAGAAGGCCGCGACGATTAAGACCAAGCCGCTTGTGGTTCAGGTCGCCGTGCCGAAGCCTGCCCGCACTCGTAAACCAAAGACTGAAGTGGTTCCTGCCGATGAGACCGCCTCCACGATGGTTTCTCCAACCGTCTAGGTGATCTTCCTTGAGGGCTCCGAGGCTATCTTCCGATAGCTTTGGAGCCCATTTCCATTTGTACGACACTTGTAGTACATGAAAGATTAAGGGATTTTAATGAAAAAACGCTTGCGGATCGTGCTCCAATTTGATACCATAGAAGAGTAGAGAAATGACACCCAAAACCAAAACCCCTGATTCCGCTAAGACCTTCAGCACCTCGGACGCTGCCGCATCCATCTCCTACATTCCCGACAAGGACAAGAATTTCGTCCCCTTCGGTGACTTTGAGGACATCCGGATGATTATCGCGTCCAAGCAGTTCTTCCCGTTCCAGTTGTTCGGGTTGTCGGGCTGCGGCAAGACCTTCCCGATTGAGCAGGCATGTGCCGAGACTCGCCGGGAACTGGTCCGCGCTCCGATCACCGTTGAGACGGACGAGGACAGCCTCATCGGCCACTACATTCTGGAGAACGGGCAGACCCTGTTCCAGTACGGTCCCGTGGTCATCGCCATGCTCCGCGGCGCGGTGCTCCTGTTGGATGAGGTCGATAAAGCCTCTTCCAAAATCATGTGCATCCAGCCCGTCCTTGAGGGCAAGCCGCTCCTTATCAAGAAAACCAATGAGTTGATTTTCCCCGCGCCAGGCTTCAACATTTGCTCCACCGCCAACACCAAGGGTCAGGGAGACGAGACCGGCAAGTTCATCACCTCCAACCACCTTGACGAGGCGTTCCTGGAACGCTTTGCGGTTCTCTATGAAGCCGACTTCCCGGAGCCCGCAATCGAGCGCGAAATCCTCAACCGCGTCATGAAGTCCCACAATGTCTCGGATGACGAGTTCTGTGGACACCTCGCGACCTGGGCAAAGAACATCCGCACCACCTATAAGCAGGGTGATGAGGGTGAAGTGATCTCCACGCGCCGCATGGTCCACATTGCCAACGCCTTCGCCATCATGACTGGCGGCGCCGACCGTCTCAAAGCCATTAAACTGTGCCTGACCCGCTTCAATGCGGACATTGCCGAGGGCTGGCTCGGCGCCTACAAGGCTTTGGATGTCAAGACCTCCAACGCCCTGCCGAAGAAAGCCTCCGATATCGGAGCCGAAGCCTTCGGCGCCTCTGACACCGAGGATGAGCACCCTTGGTAATCCGCTAACAACAAATACCAACAACAATCATGGAGCCCCTTCGGGGGCTCCATTTCTTTTTTATTGACAATGTTCGGCCACTGTGCTAAACTAGTAATCAGTGAGGACATTACTATAGATGAGATTTACCAAGAAAGAGAAAGATGCTGTTGCAGCAGAAAATGTAAGTTGTCCAGGATTTGCAAATCCTAAACCGGAAGCTGAATATGTTCCGCAAATCAAATGGGATGCTCCCAAACTTCCGGAAGTGAAGTTCAATGAACTGAACATCCTAAAAGAGATTGAGCGGTATGTACTCGCCACCTACAATCAGCATTATGTTGGACATGCTGGTAACAAGACCCAGGTGATGGATCTCTTGATGGCGAATCCCCCAACTGCATTGGAGTTTTCCCGTGGTGCAGCAGTCAAGTACTTGATGCGCTATGGAAAGAAGAGTGGTCATAATCGGGTTGACCTGTTGAAGGCTGCCCACTACATTATGTTTATGTTGAAGTGTGATGAGGATATCCATGAAGCTGAGTAAAGAAACTATTGACGTACTGAAGAATTTTGCCACCATCAATGGTGGTATCGTGATCGAACCCGGAAACCTGATTTCCACAAAGCATTCGAGTGACAACATCCTGGCGAACTATGAAGCCGCCGAGGATTTCCCCACCCAGATTGCCTTCTATGACTTGAACCTGGTTCTTGGTGTTGTGGGTGTATTCGCACAGCCAGAATTTGAGTTTGAAGAGAATCGCGCAATCGTGCGCGAGGAAAAGACTCCGACGACTCACAATGTGGTGATGTACTCGGATCCGTCTTACATCACGCGCCCAGCCAAGCTGAAGCCGCCTCCGTTTGATGCCAAGTTCGAGGTGTCGGACGATGTTCTGTCGCGCCTCGAAAAGCTCTCGGCAATCCAAGACCTCGACCAGTTTGTGATCGAAGGCACCGACTCCGAGATTTACCTGAAGGCTCTCAACGTCAAGAATCCCGACTCCAACAACTTCAGCGTGTTGCTTGGATCCAACGATATGACGAAGCCCTTCAAGATGATTTTCAACAAGAACTCCTTCATGTTCCTGCGTGGGGACTATGATGTCCAGATTTCTACCAAGAAGGTTGCCCACTTCAAGCACAAGACGATGAAGCTGGAATACTTTGTGATGGCTGATGCAAAGTCCAAGTTTACCTAAATATAAATAGTGTCATATGAGGCACTTCATTTATAAGACGACAAATTTGGTGAATGGTAAGTATTATATCGGAAGGCATTCAACCGATGACTTGGATGATGGTTATTTAGGATCAGGAAAGATTTTGAAACTGGCTATAGCCAAGAGTGGTCGAGATGCCTTCCGACGAGACATCATAGAGTATGCGGATGATTTGGATAAACTTCTACAAAAGGAAACAGAGTATGTTACCGAAGATTTAGTGAAAGACCCAATGTGCTACAATGTTACTATAGGTGGTCGGTTGGGTACATCTGGTTTCCGGCACTCGGATGAAACTAAACGGAAAATGAGTGAGTCGGCTAAGGGAAGTCGTCGGTTCCTTGGAAAAACTCATACTGTTGAAACGAAACAAAAAATGCGGATCGCTCGGTTGGGTAAAGTAGTGAGTGATGAGACCCGGAGGAAGATGCGCGATAATATGATGGGTTTCCGACATTCCGATGAAACAAAAAAGAAAATATCCAAATCTCTTATGGGTAACCAATGGAATCGAGGTAAAACATTACCAGAGGAGACGAGACAGAAAATGAGTGAATCACACAAATTGTATTGGAGAAAAAAGCGTGAAGAACAAGGGTAAGCTCCACTGTGTGAAGTGTGGTTGTTTGAGAAACACCACACTCTTCATCGAAAAGAAGCTCCAGGAAGGTGAGACGAAACCACAAATCACACCTATCCGAGCAAAGGCGTTCAAGGAGATGTTACAGAGGAATGTGATTGAAACAAGACTCCTACAGGGTGGTTTGTATCAATCCTATTGCCCAATCTGCCGAACCATCACACCGTACCGAGTGACCAATGACCGCAAGTTGGTAGCTGTGGATGAGTTGGCAGTAATGATAAACCCGTAAGGACTACTACATTATGAGTATGATTGTTGGTGACAAAGACCTGGTGTTGTGGGTGGAGAAATACCGCCCACAACGCATCGAAGATTGTATTTTGCCGGCTGCCCTCAAGGAGACGTTCTCACAGTATCGTGACAAGGGTGATATCCCAAATCTGATTCTTGCAGGCGGCGCGGGTATTGGTAAGACGACTGTGGCGAAAGCACTGTGCGCCGAGACCAATTCCCCGTACATGATTATCAACGCATCGGAAAGTGGTAACATCGATACGCTGCGAACCACGATCCGTGACTTTGCGGCGACTGTTTCCTTGACCGGCCGCCGCAAAGTCGTTATTCTGGATGAGGCCGATTACCTGAATGCGAACAGCACACAGCCTGCCCTCCGCGGGTTCATGGAAGAGTTTTCAGCCAACTGTGCCTTCATCCTCACCTGCAACTTCAAAAACAAGATCATTGCTCCCCTGCACAGCCGCGCGTCCGTGATCGAGTTCAAAATCAAGAATAAGGAGTTTCCGGAACTCGCAACCCAGTTCTTCAAGCGATTGACTTTCATCCTTCAGGAAGAGGGCATCGAGTACGACAAGGAAGTTATCCTGGAGTTGGTGACCAAGTACTTCCCGGATTTCCGTCGCGCAATCAATGAACTCCAGAGATATAGCCAGAGCGGTGTCATTGACACTGGCATCCTTGCGCTGATGGGTGATGTGAAAATCAAGGACTTGGTAAAGTACCTGAAAGACAAAGATTGGAAGTCGATGCGGTCGTGGGTTGTCCAGAACTTGGATAACGATGCGAACCGAATCTTCCGGTCCATATACGATTCAATGTCCGAGTTTGTGAAACCAGCAAGCCTTCCGGCTCTCGTGCTGATTCTCAATGACGGACAGAAGAATCATGCGTTTGTGGCAGACCCAGAAATCAATCTGGTGTCCACGCTCACGCAGGTGATGTCGGAGGTGGAATTCCGATGACAACATTTGGGATAACGCTGTTTGTCGTTTTCATTGTGATTATCGTGGTTGCTTTTGGTTGTGCCATGTACGCACACATCAAGTCCCCCGATACGAGTTTTGACCGTTAGAGGAGTTACATTATGCCTGGTAGAAAAATCGAGATGTTCACGGACACAGAGTTTGAACACTGTATTCCGATTGATGCCTATGACGATGAGATTGCCGCCATGGTAGATGGTGATGAGCCTCTTCATGAGTTGGATGGTAAGAGTGCTGTGGATATTCAGTACGACTATCCGTTGAGTGGAAAGTTTGTGTTGAGCATCGACCACCCAACCGGGAAGACCGAGTGGACGCGCCGCGAGTTGTTCCTCGCCATCAAATCTGGTTACGAGAGAATCTATGCTGAAGAGGAAGACGCGGATCTCACGGATGAGGCAGGACCCTATGGTATCTGGGGACACGACATTGGGGACTTGGTAGTGGAGATGGTCCACATCAAGCCGAATGCACCTATCAAGTTGAGCATTGGAAGTTAGGAGGAGATTGATATGAAGTTCAAGAACAATTTCAAGAGCCCGGTGGATGAGAATGGGATGACTCCGGAGGGCCGGTAAATTTATGCAGATTTGGAAAAACAGATCCGGAGAAAGACGGAGGAGTACGCATACGATAATTCCGTGACTAATCTATCGGGTGAGGAGTTGGAAGATCGTAATGCCATCATTACATTGGTTCGTGGTGGAATTTCTCTAAAGGAAGCGTTTGATCTTGTCTCCGACCGTCGGATGGATAGGAATATGATGAAATGGGTGAATTAGAGCATATAACTAATGAAACACTGTGTATCAATACGATACACGGATTTCCCAAAATAATCCTTGACAAGATGCTCAAGGTTTGCTATACTGGAAGAGTAGAAACATTCTACAAGTGAAAGAGGTTTGATTATGAAAGTTTGTGACTTACCAAAGGTTGACGATGGTTCTATATATCCAGAAACACAAAAATTTTTCCGAGATGGTGAATTTTTGTTTGATTACCAGCGCCTCCCCACAATCTTTGAGATGGAAAATATGGTATATACAAAGTTTGAAAAAGTAGCCACCACCGTACTGAACATCAAAGAAAATTTTCCAAAAAGTGCGCGTAAATTTATCGATGGTCCCAATTACAAAGGTAAATTGGTAGATTATATTCCAGAAGCCGAATGCGAGAAATCTTGGAAAATAAAAGACATTGAGTGGGTGTATGCTATAACGTATAACGACCATATTGTTAAGATTGGAAAAACGGCTGCCGGACTTTCTAGTAGATTTGGGTCATATTGTACTGGTACCAGAGCAAATATGAGTAAAAAGTCACCCGCTACCACCAATTTTGTTATTTCGGAATCAAATTATTTGGCACTCCGTTGCGGTTTGAGTGTAGATATCTACGCATATAGGATACCGCAGAAATGGATAGACATAAAAATTTTTGGACAGTCGCGCCGAGTGTTGTGTGAGGTATCCCACAAGTATGAAGAAGTTTTTATCGATAAATACAAGAACCATTATGGTATGATACCTCCTCTCTGCGGACAGCAAGGTAAAATACGAGATGAATAATTATCAAAAGTATTATACATCGGGATCAGTTTCTCGCCGCTTTGTTGAAACTGTGCGAGGTATTGTGGATTTTGATACATTCGATTTGATTTTGGAACCATCCGCTGGAGACGGTAGTATATTACAGTATCTACCTGCGGGTAGTGTCGGTATAGATATCGACCCGGGTGCTCAAGGTATATACAAAATGGATTTTTTCCAATACGCTCCACCTTGCGGCGCGAAGCGTATCTTATGTATAGGTAATCCACCGTTTGGATTCGGTTACATGAATCCACTCGCTAAACAGTTTTTTAATCACGCCGCATCATTTTCACGGGTTGTAGCATTTATTGTGCCGGCTAAATGGCACACATCATGGAAAATACATAAACAGTTAAATCCTACTTTTGGTTTGTATTACAGTGAGATATTACCTAAAAATAGTTTTTTGTTGAATGGTAAACCCTATGATGTAAGATGTTGTATGCAGGTGTGGTCAATCGATGTACTGGGTATAAACCTACGACTTTCACATAAACCACCGACAACACATAAAGATTTTGATTTGTTTTTGACTTGTGATAAAGTACCAAAATTGAACCTGGTTCGACAACAGTTGCGGAATAGAGAATATTGGGATTTTGGTATCAAGTATTGGGGAAAGATAGAGGTATGTAATTTGGAAGATATACCTTATGAAACTACAACCCACTTTTTGATATCTAGTAAAAAGTCGTATGTTCGCCATGTTTTTGAATCGGTTTCATGGGATTCTTTTATCTACAATATGGGTGCGCCGAATGTTGGAGGCAAATCGGTCTTAATTAAGATATACGACGAAACAAAGCAAAAACTTGGTATTTGTGATGAAGAACCCAATTTGAGTGAATTCTATGCCTGAACTCAAAGATTGGTTGAACTCAATCAATAAAACCAAGGTCGACCTCCTAGCAGACGACGATGCTGGTTTGGATGAAACGACCTATACACCCTTCATCGTCAACCGCTGCCTATCGTACCACCCGGAACTCATCTACCTCGTCAATGAGATGAACAAGAATCCGGACGCCGACAAGAAGTTCCAGTACCACTTCCTGCTTCATACGGTTTCACAGAAAAGCCGTTTCTCACCTTGGCAGAAGCAAGACAAGCTGAGTGACCTGGACACGATCAAACAGTACTTCAACTACAATAACCAAAGGGCCCGCGAGGCTCTCCGCGTTCTTACTCCAGAACAGGTTGCATACATAAGGATGAGGCTTGACCACGGTACCAAGATGTCCGTGGAAAAGGTGAAATCCAGTATGAAACGGGGTAAGAAGAAATGAACTACGGTATTGAGGATATGGTTGAGGTGACTTTGGGTGAACCAGATGATTTCCTAAAGGTCCGAGAAACACTCACGCGAATCGGAATCGCATCCAAGAAAGACAAGAAACTTTTCCAGTCGTGCCACATCTTACATAAGCGCGGGCACTATTACATTGTCCACTTCAAGGAGTTGTTTGCGCTTGACGGTAAGCCTACCGACTTTACAGACCTTGACAAGATGCGTAGAAATACCATCGTAGGTCTGTTGGTAGAATGGGGTTTGGTCAAACCTTCGGCCGCAGCTACAGAGAAAATGACTGCGGAAGGTGTCGCACCATTGAACGTCATCAAGATTCTTTCGCACAGAGAGAAGCATGAATGGGAATTGGTCGTGAAGTATAACATTGGTAAAAAGAGGAAGGTCGTACCTTCTCCGGAGTTGGATTATGATAGTATCGTTGAAACGAATCCTTGGTAGTTTGGTTTTGTGCGGGGTGCTGACTTTTGGTCAGACGATTCCACCGCCACCTGTGATTCAACCGTTGGTTCCCATTGTCACCATTGATAGTGGGTCACCAGCAGACAGGTTTTTTGTTGGCGGGGCGACGTACACAGTTGTCCTACCACCACAACCACTAGACTTGCCGCCAGTAAATGACGATGCGACAATCCGCCATGGATCATCGTTCACATACAACATACCGACTGGAAATGGAAAGTTCAAAGTGGAACTGAAGTTTCTTGAGGTATTTCCAACTTATGTTGAAGGTAGCAGAAAATTCCATGTGGACATCAATGGTACCAGAGTGTTGGAGAATTACGACATCCTGAAAGACACTCTCATATATGGTAGTGCAATCGTCAAGAGCTTTGATGTGGAATCCAAGAACCTTGAAGGAATCAAGATCAAGTTTACGGGTGCCGTACGGTCGGCCGTAGTCTCCACTATCACGATCACCGAAGTGGAACCCACAGGTCTCCAGAAGCGAATATTGGATGAGTTGGCGTGCATGTACATCACGATTTACCAAACTTTGGATGCTCAGATCAAGGAACTCCAAAAACAGGTCGATAGTATGAAGTTTGATATCCAAGTTTTCACGGAATACGGTGGTTCCTACATTAACTAACCTTAATGTGCTTGACTCCAGTACCCAGATGTAGTATGATAGTATTGTGAGAGTTCGATAGAAGAGAGAGGAAAGACATTATGTACAGATTTGACGTTGGTGGAAAGCATTATGGTGCGAAGGTGTCCTATTCGTGGGGAGACACCCTGTATCCCGTGAAGGATGCGCTGGGTGAGTTCCATATCGAGACACGAATCACCACCGTGGAGCTTGGAGAAGTCCGAGGAGTTCGGGATGGAAAGCCTGAGTTGGATGTTTTCGCTTCCGGTATCGCCGTCCTGCACCCCGGGGATAACTTTGTGAAGGCCGTTGGCCGGCATGTCGCCGCTCGGCAAGCCCTCGCCTTTGCGTATGCGTCGGAATCGGTCCCTCAGGACCAGGAATTTGCCAAGGCTGTGATGGCCCTGTTCCCCAAAGCCTAATGGATAACGTACTTTCTTGGAAAACAAAGAATTTTGGTAAGGGCCGCCGTGGTTGGGTTCTAACCAACCGCGGCAGAAAACTTGGATCCATAGTTATCATTGAAGTCTACGACATTGAGATTTCCGATTTTCGTATGGAGTTCAAATCTTACCTGGGTGGTAAGTTCCTAAATCAATACCGAAATTTGGTTGCTGCTAAGAGGTCGGTTGAGGATGAGGCTGGTGTAAACTGCCAATTCCCTAATAAGCACCGCGTACACCACTAAATACCTGTATGTCCACACCCATCTGCCGCTCTAAGATGAATGACGGGAGAACCGTCTGTTCCAGCTACCTGTACCGCTGTACTCGTTGCGGATGGGTTGGGTGTGATCGTATGGGAAAATGTCCAAATGCTTGCCAACGTGAAGGCCTCCGCTGTATGAAGTGCGGCCAGATTGGCACAATTGGAACCCTGTTCAAGAAACTAACATAGATTGGAGTTTGGTTATGAAGCCGTTCAAGTGTATCGTGTATCAAAAAGAGCAGGTGCCTCTGTGTGTAAACGGATTTGCGTCGACCCAGGAGGCCTTCAGATGGGCGCGGGATAACCATAACTATGGGGACGATGTGTTCGTCATCCTTGAACGCCAATTTGGATCCGACGTTTTCATCATGGGTGGGATTTTTGACGGTGCGGAAGAGACGCACTTTGAAGGTGAGGATATGAACTGATATGAGCGATCTATGCAAAGTTGAAGTGGTTCCGGTGTCGCTAACGAAGCACCCGGATGCCGACAACCTATCCATCGTGCGCGTGTTTGACGGCTACACTGTGGTTGTGCGTACAGCCGATTGGGAAGGAAAAACCAAAGGCGCGTACATCCCACCGGACAATGTGGTTCCTGGCGACCGTGACGAGTTCAAGTTCCTTGACGGTTCTTTCCGAATCAAGGCCCGCAAGTTCCGCGGTGTCATGTCTCAGGGTCTCCTTGTGGAAGTTCCTGATAACTTCAATGTCGGTGATGATGTCACAGAGTTTTTTGGTGTGACGCGATACGTCCCAGCAGGTGACCTGGAATCTGGTGACCCGACGTTTGGTCCGCCTGATTTTGGACCGAAGTACGACATCGAATCGTGGTTCAAGTACCGCAGCGTCTTCCAGCCTGGTGAGTCTGTGGTCATCACAGAGAAAATCCACGGCACGAATGCCCGCTACACTTTCCAGGAAGGTAAGATGTGGGCAGCCAGCCGTTCGCTGTATCGCACCGATGGTGAGGGCCTGTACTGGCGTGTGGTGAAAGAAAATCCTTGGATTGAGGAGTTCTGTCGCGCATGGCCTGGCGTCCACCTATACGGTGAAATCTATGGTTCTGTTCAGGAACTGAAGTACGGTGCTGCACCCGGTCAGCTATGGTTCCGTGTGTTCGATGTGTACGACCGCGGGTCTTACTGGAATACAGCACGGGTGGAGTTTGAGGTTGAGTACTACGCAGGAACAAAGGATGCCCTGGTTCCAGCACTGTACCGCGGCCCATATTCCGAAGAGATTGTTACCCAGTTGATGGATGGAACATCCTCGCTGGCGCCCCACATCAAAGAGGGTGTGGTTATCAAAACCTACTTTGAGCGTTGGACACCGACCTGCGGTCGTGTGATTCTCAAGGCCGTTTCGCCGGAGTATCTGGCCAAAAAGAAGTAGCATAAATGATTGTGCGTAGGAGATAGTTATGCCAACGAATTCGAGTTTTTATGGAAACGGTCCAGATATTACATCGGAGACTGTGTTTGACAGTGCGAGTGTCAAGCGCCCGGTTGTGCCGCCCGTTGCGGAACCGGTGACGCTACCGAAGCGCGGCCGAGGAAGGCCGAGGAAAGAGAAAAACCCAGCCGAGGTTCCAAATGTCAAGAATCCTGTGGCTGTCGGTACTTTGGCTGATATTTTGGGATCGACCGTATCACAGATACCAACTGTGAGCGATGGTACTGCGGTACCAACGGTTGTTTCCAAAAGGCCTGCTTCGGAATACCACGTGGTATGTGAGAGTAAGGTGAGTGAGTTGTCTCTAAAAGTCAATGAGCTACTGAAAAACGGGTGGGTTCTCCATGGGTCCCTCGCAACATCTGGCACGGGTTTGTTTGCTCAAGCCCTAACACGATCAACATAGAGGAAGGGATGATTTTACCAAAGAATACAAACACCGCGCCGCACGTTCTCATATTCTATAAGAATTTTGCTGGTCCACATGTGTCGCATATTGGGTTAGGAGTAGCTGGACTAAACATTGCCAAAGTGCTCCAAAACCAAGGCATCGGTGCGTCTGTATTCTCCATTCGTAATGCTGTCGAATTGGAAAAGTACATCGTCGGAGAACCACAGACGACCCACGTGGTTATTTCGGCTCCGTGGATTCCTGTTGTTCAGTTGAACCGTCTGGTGTTGCGCTTCCCGCATGTCCAGTGGACTGTCAATTGCCACTCGAATGTTGGATTCCTACAGGCTGATACTAACGGTGTCCAGCTGCTTCGGAAGTATATTGAATACCAAAAGGGTTCGCTGAACTTCTCCGTGTCCGGAAACTCCAGGAAGTTTGTTCGTTGGATGCGTGAGTCGTACAGCGTCGAAGCCCAGTATCTACCGAACCTGTACCATTTGACCTCAACCGTCAATACCCACAAGCCGACGTATTCTGGTGGGACGTTGCGACTAGGATGCTTTGGTGCGACTCGTCCACAGAAGAACCTGATGAGTGCTGGTGGAGCGGCTTTGCTTCTCAAAGCGTGGTTGAATTGTGACGTTGAATTGTGGTTGTCCGCGGGCCGCACAGAAGGTGGTGGAAACACCATTCTGAATGCCGTCAAAGCGATGTTGGAGAACAAGCCCGGTGTCAAGATTGTATTCAACAACTGGGCGACATGGCCCCAGTTCCGAGAATGCGTATCCACGATGAATCTCTTGATTCAACCGTCGTATACTGAATCCTTCAACATGGTGACCGCTGATGGTATCGCTGAAGGTGTTCCGTCGGTCGTGTCGGATGCTATTGAATGGGCTCCCGACCATTGGAAAGCCAAGATGGATGATGTAAATGATATTGCGAGAGTCGGACGCCAATTGCTGTACGACCCCCGCGCCCCATATGATGGACTTGTGGCTCTTGAGCAGCATAACCGCGATGGGTACGAAGTATGGGAAGAGTTTCTTGGTATCGAGAATACCAGGTATATTTCCCGATCAAATCAACCCAAGTGGTTGCTATAGACGACAAGGAGTGATATAATAGAGATATGAGCGGACAACAGCAGATTCCCGTAGTGCCTGTGGACATTCAGGTTTTTTCGATTGAAGAGGTCGCAGAGATCCTAAAGAAGCAGGACCCGACACAGTTGCCTCAGTGGCAGTTCCATGGTAGCCCCGTTGTGGTTAATAATATGGTTCGTCAGGTCATGATGAAGGTTGATCGAGTGAAGCCGCCGACCATCGTGGTGCCTGATGGTGGGCCGATGTTGGTGAGAGGCTAAAATCTCTCGGAGGGTTGGCAGAGCCCGGTATTGCGCCAGTTTGCTAAACTGAGGCCAAGGTAACACTTGCGTAGGTTCGAATCCTACACCCTCCGCCAAAATTCTGCCCCCGTCGTCCAATGGATAGGGCCTGGCACTTCTAATGCCAAGATCAGGGTTCGACTCCTTGCGGGGGTACCATGTTATTTGATGAAGTTATTGAAAAGCTAACGGACCAAAAAGAGTTCATTGTCGTCTATCGTGGAACTGGTCCAAACTACCACCCAGGACCTCTGGAATTTCAGAAGTTTTGCCGCGAGTACGCTTTGACCTGGTACAGTATATGGTTTGTTGCTAAATTCTGGAACTGGGAAAAGACTAAGCATGATTGTTATGAAGTCTATATTGCTGAGGATGGGACAGTTGAGAAGTTTGGACAGTACGACCCGATAACACAGAAACCATTATGAATAAACGATTTGCAAATACAGGTATAGTGGCATCCGTCAATGTACCTACGGGCTACCCAGGACCAGAGCATGATGACCAGTGTGTGACGATTCGGAATTTTGTAGAAGATCCGAATACGTCCATTATGGTGAATCGAGCCTATGAGTACTTGGTTGATCGATTTGATAGAGTTGGTCGATGGCCATCCCGAGCCGGATTCTTCAATCGGTTCTGGTTTGATGACGCTTATGTTGCGATGGAGTTCCAAAAACTGACAAACGGTACATTGGAGATTCCACCAATACTTCGCCAACCGTCAAAGATAACGTGTAATGAAGATGGAGCACAGTGATGAAAGACTATTTAGGACGTGAGATCAAGGTTGGTGATTGGGTATTGGTGAGTAAGCACCAAAAGACCTCTGTGGAACTCTTTGATGGTCATGTGATCGCTTTCTCGGAAAAGTCGTTCACTGTTGCGACCCACCGAATAAACCGCGTGGTGTATGCGTCATACAATACCATAATCCTGAACGGACAAGTCGATGCGCGATAAGTTGAAAAGTTTTTGGATCCTATTTGCGCTCCAGTTTTGGTCCTATGGAGTCCTCGTCTTGAGTATGCGGGCCATCGCGCAAGCTAACTATGTTGTGAGTATTGGTATTGATGCGATCTATGGTGCGGCCGCCTTCTTTGTCATCAAGCATATTGCCAAGCATGATGAAGATGGATATTGGGGATTCTCTGGATATACTATCGGTGGTGCCGTCGGTACCGCGGTGGGTATCTGGTTGAGCAAGGTTATCCTGGGACAGTGAAGTCCGATAAATAGTCATACGACGGTGTTCCCGCCAAGGAGGGTATATGTATTACCCATATCCTTCGGACACGACTCCGCTCTACAGCGTAGTTGATTTCTACGATAGACCACACGCAATCACACCTTGCTGTGGAACAGAAATGGATTACTGGCACGTTCGCACAGAACTCAACTTTACAGTAAATCCTGGTACGGGTTACAAGGTCGCACGAATCACGCAAACTATACCCGATGACTTACATTCCATATCGGTTCTTGGGGGTTCCGTTAGTTTGTGGCCACCGGTTCCTACGACTTCAAAGTTATACCAAACAACTTTGGCAGTTGGTGGTTACGTTGAGTATACGGAAGAGGCCCATGTGGTTGTGTTGTTCGATGTGACAGTCCAAGCCTTTTCTGAGCCGCATGAGTTTAGTTTGATTCCAATAAAGGTGTCCTGTATTCCATTAGCAGAGCATCGAGTTTTTGGATTGGATGTGATGTACGGTGGAAAGTTTGATGCCGCCGGCAACCCAGTCAAAGCGATAGTTACCGTGACTGGTAGTTGGACGAGAATTCGCACACTCCACTAAAAGTTTCTTGACAAACCGTGGTGGATGTGTTATAAATAGAAGTGTAGTGCGAGTCGCCAGTAAAGTTCGGACAGAATGTGCCTATTGTTCCAAAGACATTTCGGTTTACGGAATAAGAAAGCACCAGCGACACTGTTTTATGAATCCGGACAATCTTCGGTTGTGTTTGGTGTGTAGTAAGCCAATCCGAAATTACCGATGGGGTAATGAAACCTGCGGTCATGGATGTTCAAATATTCAGTTTCGGTCTGGTGAGCAAAACGGGAATTGGAAAGGTGGTATCGCGTACAGGAAAAGAGCCAAGAGAATCCATGGTAGTACTTGCGTAGTTTGTGGAGAAGATCGGGTAGTAGATATTCACCACTTGGATGGTAATGCTAAGAACAACGATATTCGGAATTTGGTGCCGTTGTGCCCAACACATCATAGGTACGCACATTCTGAATATTTGGAATTGATTGAAGAGAAAATTTTGAGTTTTGTATCGGATAGTAGGAAAGTTGGCAATCCACTTGCCTTGGGAGCAAGAGACCGGTAGTTCGAACCTACCCTATCCGACCATTCTGGAGTGCAGTTCGATGAAAAAGACCGTTGTCAAATTTGGAGAGTTCACCATTGAGTCCGATGGGACTGTGGATATTGAGATTGATGGAAACGTCATTCGGGTAAAAGGTACGCAACCACCGGCACCGACGTTTGAGCTTAAGCCTAGCGATATGCCAAGTATCCCTGGGTATCCTTGGAAGTACGAGCCGTACCGCGTGGATCCAAATTCCACAGGAGCACCGTTGAATCCTGGTGTGACTTGGAGAACGACTTGTTCCAATCCTCTGTCAACTCAGGTGTCAGTTTCCAAGAATGTGCCGCCGATCACAGGAAGTTGGTATGTGATGACTGAGGAAATGAAGAAAAATTCATTTCCGACCACTTGACAGACGGTTGACAGTTTGCTATACTAGAAGAGTAGAAGAAAGTTTGAGAAATAGCAGGGAGAGGAAGTCCTCAAGTAAGACTCATAACCTTACCTCCGACGGCGCAATACCGTCCTCTGCTACCATATCAGCAGGATGATGTAGTTCCATATGACAATTGGAACAGAGAAGAATGCATTTTTTAGTTTCTTCCACTACAGCATCAGGTGAGCGATTTGCCAATTCCCTCTGGGATAGGGTGAAGGATTTTGTTGTTGGATTTAGGTGGTGTAAGTGTAGGGCTGCGAGGTTCTTCCCGTAGCCGCAGATTGAACACTTTGATCCAAACGGTTCGATGAGTTTTAGTTTTCGTGTGCGGGCCCGATCTTTTTGGTTTTCGTAGCACTGGAAGTATTTGTTTGTCACGGTGTTCTTACATCGAATCGAACAATATTTCCTTTTCATGCCGATCAGGGGATCGCCACAATTGAGACATTTGCTTATTGAGTCAATCATAAGCATATTTAGGGTTTTTGAGTTTTGAGGAGCGTTGTAGATTACAGTTACTTCAATTGCTAATTGAGAGGTCCTGAGTTCGAATCTCAGTCGTGCGCTTCGGCGGCGGTAGTTCAGTGGTAGAACGCTAAAATCTCTGTAGTCGTCTGTTACCTTCTCAAATATTTTGTGTGTATAAATAGTTTTGAACAGCGTTGTAGGTGCCGAATACATCTATTTAAGGTTCAATAGTCGGTGTCGTCTGTTACCTGTTCGAATATGGGCTTGTGGTGCTAAAGGGAACACTCTGGTTTTGCACTCCAGGATTCTGGGTTCGAGTCCCAGCAGGTCCACCATTGGTTGAGCGTTGTTAGTTGACTGTTTCATCTTTACTCTAACATGCAAAGCATGCCCTTCGGGGCGTCTCAGTCGGCGCTTGTTACCTCAACCGAGCAGTATTTTATGAAGGATGGTGAATCGTTATGAAGAAAGCCACTGTGAAAGCTCCTCTGACCGCCGGTGGCGGATTCGCCACTCCAACCCCAAATCCAACTGAAGAACTCCGCCGTGCCACCATGGCTTCGCTGCTATGGGAAAATGTCGCGTATGAGTCTGGTATGAACCACTCGGAACGCCTGAAGGCCTTGACGGCCAAAGTTCCGGATGCAGACATCGCCGCAATCGCTGTGGAAGCTCGGAACAAGATGTACCTGCGCCACATCCCTCTTTTCCTTGTCAATGAACTGTCCGCAAAGAAGCCGGTTTCGACCAAACTGGTTGCCGAGACGTTGGGTGAAGTCATCCAGCGCCCCGATGAGATTGCGGAATTCCTGGCTCTGTACTGGGAGAAGGGTCGTAAGATGCTCTCCAAGGGCGTCCGCCAGGGACTCGACCATGCGTTCGGTAAGTTCAATGAGTACTCTTTTGCCAAGAATGCTCATCCCGATGCCAAGATCAAATTGCGCGATGCTCTGTTTATGAGCCACGCGAAGCCGCGCACGCCTGACCAGGAAATCCTGTTCAAGAAGATTGTGGATAATACGTTGGCCACGCCTGACACTTGGGAGACCAATCTGTCGGCCGGCGCTGACAAGCGATCCACGTTTGAACGTCTGTTGCGGGAGCGTAAGTTGGGTGGCCTGGCTACCTTGCGTAACCTTCGCAACATGATTGACTCTGGTGTGGATTCGGATCTTATCAAAGATCGCCTGGAAAATGGTACCTTCGATAAGGTGCTGCCATACCGCTTCATTACCGCCGTTGGATACGCTCCGGCTTACGAGAAGTCTTTGGAGATTGCGATGACGAATCGCCTCAAGAATCTTCCAAAGCTGCCTGGGAAGACTCTGTTCATCCTGGATACTTCGGGTTCGATGGGTCACGCCTCGTCCCGACATGGTACGGCGACTCGTGTGGACATGGGCATTTCGACGCTCATCATTGGAAATGAGTTGTGCGCGGATCCGACGATCTATTGCACCGCTGGTTCCGATGGTCACCGCCGTCATGCGACCGATATGGTTCCTCGTCGTTCTGGATTCGCATTGCGTGACTCGATTGTCCGCACCGCGGGTAACCTTGGTGGTGGTGGAATCTTCCTTGTTCAGTGTCTTGACCACATTGCTTCGAAGGAGAAGTCCAATTTCGACCGTGTGTTGGTTTTCACCGATGAGCAGGATTGCGACAATGGGGTTAACCCAAACACCGCAAAGAAACTTGGAAAGTTCAACTATATCATGAACGTCTCTTCGGAGGCACATGGTATCGGCTACCAAGCTGGTTGGACGACCATCACTGGATTCTCGGAGAATATCTACGAGTACATCCGAGTGACCGAGGGGCTCTAGTTTGGTTGAGTTTGTTCACGGGAACATATTTGAAAGCGGTTGTCCGGTTTTGGTCAACCCCGTCAATTGCGTTGGTGTAATGGGTGCGGGGTTGGCCAAACAGTTCAAGTATTTGTTCCCAGACGTTTTCAGGAGGTATAAATATGACTGTTCTAAACGATTACTGAGTGCAGGACAGGTTTATGTTTATGCCGTTGATCCGGATATGGAAAATATCCCTTCAACAATGAATGCTCCGAAGGCTATTTGGTGTGCCACCACCAAGTATCATTGGAGCGAACCTTCAAGCTCTACGATAGTGGAAGGGGTCTTAGATGCTCTGACCCGCTTGGAGTACCCAAATGATCTTATGTTTTCATTTGGTACAGAACATCCCGATGACGAGATTGGTATGCCTCTAATTGGGGCCGGTCTCGGTGGCGTTAAAGTTGATCTAGTTAAAAATTTGATAGTTAAGAAGTTGGGACCACAAAAAATGAAATACAAGGTGTTCACATATCCTTAGGATGGACGGGCGAAAGCCCTTCCATCCTTCCAAGTCCTACCATGTTTGGTGTGGTAGTCCAGTAGAGGGCTGGGGCGGGCTGTAAACCCGTTGTCCGACACGGGCCCCGAAAGTGCGACTCTTTCCTGCACCACCAAATAAAAGGATGAAAAATGGCGAACGAAGAAAAGAAGTTCAAGGTACGAGTTTCGATCAATGCCGATGCGTTGATGGATGTATATGTCTATGCGGACAGTGCGGAAGAAGCGGAAGAGATTTTGAACCAAGACGAAACTGGTGCCTTGTCTGGAGAGTGGGTTGAGGATTTCCTAGACATGGCCGAATTTAGTCTCAATGTAGAAGATGATCCCAGTGAGGTAACTGAGTAAAATGAGAATTGTCCGAGTTGATCGTGAAGAACTGAAGAAGGTTCTGGCTGAGAATCTTGAGAAGCACAATGCCGAGTACCTGGTGACCGCTTCCGCGTATGCGGCAGCATCCGTCACATGTATGGAGCACGCTATTGCGAATTTGAAGAAGGGTCGGATGGTAGACCTGTCACAGGCCTTGTCTGGGCTCAACCGTCCGGTATCGTACCGTCTGGATTATGAGCGTGTCATCAAGATGGTTGAGATGTCGCAGGATACCGTCATCGAATTGACGGAGACGGAATTTTCCCAGTATGTGATGGACCAGTGGGCGTGGAAGGATTCCTACCGCGGCCTGACAAGTTCGTATGCCGGCAAGGTCCGCGGTGTGGCAATGGCCGCAAACGACTAAATAGTTGGAGTTGGGGCCGTAAGCTCAAAAGACAAACCCTAGCCCGTGAACGGCTGGGATTGCGAGTTCAAACCTCGCCGGTTCCACCAAATAGCCTCGTAGCACAATTGGCAGCATTGCGCCAGACTCAAAATCTGGAGGTTGGGGGTTCGACTCCCCCCGAGGCTACCATGACCGATAGACTGATGACATCCTAGAATGGTGAAATCTGGAACATTGAGCGCCCTTAACCTCAACGATTAGTAGGGAGTACTACCGAAACATCAATAGACGGGGACATTGAGTCGGGTTAAGCTGCACTGATCCGCGGCCCGCTCTGGTGAAATCCGGTCAGCTAAATACTTACATGAAGAGATTCCGAGCATTCGCTGAAGCCGACGAATATTCACTCAAAGTCAAGAAAGATGATGTGGTGAAAATTGGAAAGTTCAAGAATCGCGTTGCGGTCATCAAGGGTGTT